GGATCGTCAAGGCCGTGCAAGACCCGAAGGGCCAGTTTGCTGTTCAAGAGGCGTCGGATAAGCCCGTGTTCTGCATCAAGGCAGGCAGTGCGAGCCATGTGTACGTCGAGGCAGAGTCCGACATCAGCCGCTACTGCACGGGCCGTGAATGGGACAAGCTCGCCCCCGGTGAACAAAGCGACCGCTACTTCAACCTAGTCAAAGCACACCCAGACAAACCTGTGCCGACGATCTGCAGTAGCCACGGGTCAGGCGGTATCGCTTCGGTTACGCACCCAACAGAAAAGCGGAAGTTCGCTATCGCGGAACTCAAGCGACTCTGCGGCTTCCCAGATGACTTTGTGCTGACCGGCTCATATGCCCAGCAGTGGGAACGTCTCGGCCGCGCTGTCCCGCCAGTAATGATGTCGCACGTCGCAGCGACTATACGAGACAAAATCTTGGCGAGGCTCTGATGTGCGGGATCGCAGGCGTCACGAACATTAGCGAGGACGCCGTTGCCGCGATGCTTGACCGCATTAGGCATCGCGGCCCTGACGGCAGCGGGATCAAGTCAGCCGGGAGCGTGGTTCATGGTCATGTGCGTCTCGCGCTAGTTGACCTGTCTGCTGCGTCTGCACAGCCATTTGCTTGCGACGGCGGACTGTTGACGTTCAACGGCGAGGTTTGGAACTACCGTGAGCTGCGAAAGAGACTTGGCGGGCTGTTCAATACAGCCGGCGACACCGAGGTGCTGGCGAAGTGGCTCAACGCCTACGGGCTTGACGGCCTTCGGGAGATCGACGGGATGTTCGCCTTCGCATGGTCAAGCCCCGACGGCAAGCACTGGCTCGTTCGCGACTCGTTCGGCAAGGTGCCGCTCTATGTCGCCAAGCACAAGAAGGGATTCATGTGGGCCTCTGAGCGAAAGGCGTTTCCGCGCGACGTGCAGCCAATCGCGGTTCCGGCAGGCCACGCGTTTGACCTGACGACGGGGACATGGAAGCGGTGGTATACGCTCGCCCCACGGCGGCCGTTGCTTGCTGCTGACGTTCTTGCGAGCCTTAAGGCTGGCGTGCTGAAACGGCTAGATGCAGACGCCCCAGTGTGCTGCCTTATCTCAGGCGGACTCGATAGCAGCCTTGTTCTTGCGCTGGCAGTTGAATCTGGCAAAGACGTGACGGCATACACTGCCGTGGTCAACCGCGACGCCGAGGATGCGAAGTCCGCACGAAAGCTCTGTTCTGACCTGGGTGTGAGGCTCGTCGAGGTTCATTGCTGCGTAAACAGCGAAGCAGTCGTGCAGGCGATGGAATCTATCGAGATACCGAGCAAGGCACAGGTCGAGATCGCAGCACTGTGCCTCCCGCTCGCTAAGCGAATCGCAGCCGATGGATTTAAAGCCTGCTTGTCAGGCGAAGCGGCAGATGAGTTGTTTGGCGGCTACGGCAACTTCTGCATCAAAGCATCCTCTGCTTCGGACTCCGAAGTGATCGCCTTGCGAAAGGAAGCCCTTGCGAAGATGGCTCGCGGAAACTTCATCCGCTGCAACAAGGCGTTCATGTCAGCAGGCGTCGAGTGTCGCTTGCCATTCATGGAACAATCGCTTGCAGAGGCAGCCGTGCAGCTAACAAAGCACGAGAGTCCACCGGGGAAGAAGCTACTCAAGGAAGCAGCAAAACAAGTTCTTCCGAAGTGGGTCATCTCTCGTCAGAAGGACACGTTTCAATGCGGCAGCGGAGCGTCAGATCGAATCGCTGCGACGATCGCAAGCCCGATCAAGTTCTACAACGCAACTCTTAAAACACGGTTCGGCTATCTCCCAAAGGATTGAGAGCAATGGACATCCCACAGAACTGGACGTTCAAGAACGCTGGCGTAGCTGACGGCTTTGACGACCACGTTCGCGAGCAGCTTCCTTGGTACGAACTTGCAACCGACTGCGTCACGCACATCGTTCGGCACTACCTCCCAGACGGAGGAATGATGTACGACATCGGAGCATCAACGGGAAACATCGGTCGCGCAGTCGCACCTGTTCTCACAGATCGCAAGGCGAAGCTAGTTGCGATTGAGGAGAGCCCAGAGATGGCAGCGAAGTACAACGCTCCTGGCACGGTCGAGTGCATTGACGCATACCAGATGGCCTACCAGCCCTTCGACGTTGCGGTCTGCTTCCTTGTCCTCATGTTCCTGCCAGTAGATAAGCGAAAGGTGCTTCTCGACAACCTTCGCCGTTCGCTTCGCAAGGGAGGGGCGATCATCGTCTTTGACAAGGTGATGCCATCGTGCGGATACTTCGGGACTGTGATGCGACGGCTGACGATGTCGTGGAAGCTCAACAACGGGGCAAAGCCAGAGGACATTATTTCGAAAGAACTGAGCCTGTCTGGCGTGCAGCGACCGATCAATCCGAGCATACTTGGTGAAGACGCACGGCAGTTCTTCGCGTTCGGAGAGTTTGCCGGGTACATCATCGAAAAACCGGAGTGACCTAATGGGAAAACGCGGCCCCGCGCCCGAGCCGTCGATCCTCAAATATATTCGCGGCAACCCGAGCAAGGAGACGCTGAACACAGCGGAGCCGACGCCCGAGCTTGTGCCGTCGAGCTTCGCTGCACCCAAGACTCTCGACGGCAAAGCCGTGGAAGTGTGGAACGACATGGTGCCGAAGCTGGCACGGATGCGGGTGTTGACCGACGCCGACGTGCCAACGCTGACCCGGTACTGCATTGAATCTGCTCTCTACCTTGCGTGCTATGAGAAAGTGAAGACCGCAGGCGAGGAATACATTCACTGGGAGCCAGACCCAAACCGCACAGACGGCAAGCTGCGAATCAAATACACGCAGGTCGCACCGTGGGCATCACAAATGGCGCGGCATCACGCTGCGATGCTGCGAATTGAGCAAGAGTTCGGCATGACGCCGAGCAGCCGGTCACAGGTAACGACGCATGGAAGCCGAGAAGCAGACCCGCTTGCCGCCTTTGTCAAGAAGCGAAGCACTGGCACAGGGAGTTGAGTTCTGCTTCGACAAGGCCAAGGCTGAACACGTCATAGAGTTTTTCCATGATTGGCTGCGGCACTCCAAAGGACGATTCGCTGGCAAGCCGTTTGAGTTGCTTGATTGGCAGCAGGAAATGCTTGCCGAGTTGTTCGGCTGGGTGCGGGTGGACAACGGGCTGCGACGATACCGCATGGCCTACATCAGCACTGCCAAGAAGTCTGGCAAGTCTACGATCCTTGCTGGCATCGGGCTGTATCTTCTCCTTGCCGACGACGAAGCCGGTGCGGAAATCTACGGGGCGGCATCCGACCGCGAGCAGGCTTCGGTCGTGTTCCGCGAGGCTGCGGCGATGGTTCGTGCCTCGCCACTACTCTCCGCTGCCCTTGAGGTCATCGACTCACGCCGCACGATTGCCTATCGCAAGGCGGCGTCGTTTTATCGCGTCCTGTCCGCCGATGCGTTTCGTGCGGAAGGTTTAAATATTCACGGGCTGCTGTTCGACGAGCTACATGCCCAGCGTGACCGGCGGCTGTTCGACTCGCTTCGCTACGGCGGTGCTGCCAGAGAGCAGCCGCTCTTGGTCAGCATCACGACGGCAGGCTACGACCGAAACTCTATTTGCTACGAACAGTATTCCTACGCGAAGCGGGTGCTGGCCGATTGGAAGGTGGACCCAACGTTCTTTCCGATGATCTACGAAGTCGAAGATCAGAGCCGCTGGAAGGAAGAAGAAGTCTGGCCCGACGCGAATCCTTCGTGGGGCGTGACGATCAATCCGACCGACTTCGCCGCCGAGGCCCGTGAGGCGGCAAACTCAACAAGCAAGCAGAACGGCTTCCTCCGCTACCGGCTCAACTGTTGGACACAGCAGGATACGCGGTGGATCAAGCCAGAGTTGTGGTCTGCCTGCTCTCTGCCTCCGACGGAGCCGCTCGACGGCAAGCCGTGCTGGGTCGGCCTCGACTTGGCATGGTCGCAGGATACGTCTGCGATGGTGGCGGTATTCCCCGACGCGGACGGCAGCGTGGACGTGCTGGCGAAGTTCTATATCCCAGGCGACATGATTGAGGACCGTGAGCGACGAGATCG